GCCGCGCGGCCCTGGGGGCACGGGCGGGCTTGGTTAACTCTTAAACAACAACGCCCGACAAGCACTGGGCCGGGCGGGCGTATGGTGCGGCGCTGCGCAGCGCCTAGGCCTTGTAGCGTTCCGCTTGTAACAGATTGTTTATGTATAGCCGCTTGTGGCCATTGTTATGAATGTGCAGCTCGCGACCGTTGCCCCGTGGTTCACACCGCATATCAGGCGACCCGTCGCGCTTGGCCGGGCGGTATTCATTCCAAACCACCCTCCAGCCGCGCCGCGATCTATGGTCCTGTCGAATTGTCCGGGCGTAAATCATTGTCTTATCCCTCCCCGTGCCAGCCATCCAATTACCACGCCCCCAAGCGTTCCAGCGCGACGCGGTCGCGATCCAAACCGCGGGCGTCTTTACCCTCGAGCGCTTTATCAATGGCGTTGAAAATTGCGCGCTGTCGATCGCTAAACATAACTATAGCGCCGACTGAGCACTTGTGCGGATTCGAGTGCAGCGCCACCGCCTGCCACGCCGCCGCGCCGTCGGTGCGCGATTTAGGGCAGGCTTTTTTCAGTTGACCCCGGTGCGCGCCTCGACTGACCGTCGCGTCCTTTAACGCGGCGATGCAGATTTCCTTTAATTGATTGCTGTCCATGACGTGTCTCCCTGTATCAGCCGACCAAAATCGGACGACCCATGCGGGTTATCGCATAGGTCGTCCGGTCCGGTCAATTAGTTTTTTTGAAAATTAGGCGGCTACCTTATCCAGCAGCGCGCCCGCTTTGCGTTCGACCATAATGCGGTCGTCCTGGTGCGGAACGTCCCGCGCAATGGCAGTTATAGCCTGCGCAGCATCCCAAACGGTCTCCACCGGACGCCCTTCTTCCTCTATGTGCCGGGCGTTAGCGGCCCGCGCCATGCGTGCGGACAATCCCGCACGCTTCGTTAGAAACGCCAGACGGCTATCGTCGTCGTGCGCAACCTTGGCCGCCTTGGCTGCCTGGACGCCCTCAATGAATGTGGCTGTTTCGCCATGCGCAAAACTGCGCAGCGCTGGCGCGGCCTCATGCGCGAAGCGATCCGGCGCGAACTTGGTGTGCCGGATTTTAATCTCTGAGAAATTTTCGACGCCCCAAAGGCAACGGTTCATGCAGACTCCGCGCAGATACATGGCCGCAATACCTGCCGTTTTGCTTCCGGTCTCGCTGTTCCAGGCATAGAACCCCCGGAACATCAGGTCCGGTTCACCGTTCGGAAGCGTGCCGACTTCGATAGGGTTGCGATCATCCACCAGGAACGCGAAAACGTCGCGGTCGCTGGCGAACAACGTCGTGGTCTCCAACGTAACCGGCACGTCCGGGTCATACACGGCCATGCCGTCGCGGCTGCCGGTCATCATGCCGGGCACTTTCCAGCGCCCGCCGCTATCGTCAACCAACTGCTTGATTGGCTCGAGAATTTCCCAATCAAAAATCCGGCCATAATCAGGGCCGGTTGCGGCCCGCAATTCTCCGCCTTCTGTTTGGCTACCGTACACCTTCACCAGTTCCCGGTTCCGGTTATAACGCAGACCCCATTGGATGCAGTCGGCGGCCAACGGTGCGGGCAGGTCCCGCAAATATCCCGCAGGAGCGCCGGACAGCGACGCGAGCTGACCGAACGACCAATTTGTCGGTGCGTTCTGATGCTCGCCATTAGCGTCATCACGGTATTCAATAGTAATCTCGCCCGCCGTAGGGCTGCCTTCGTTAACGTCGCCCAGGACGTTCATCTTGTGAGTGTCCACGATGCGGCTAGTCATGCGGCCCGCATCGACTTTCTTAAACGCCAGCATATCGTCCAGCGACAGGAACTTCTGATCGTCGGGGCGGCTGAACCACTGGCTCGATACCTGAGCGTTGCCAATGCCATGCTGGAATGCGTTCGTAACGTACGTCATGTTATTCTCCCTATGTCAGCCGTTCAAAGCAAACGGCCTATGCGGGTTCTCGCATAGGCCGTTCTGGTAGTCAACATGTTTTTTTAAAAAATTATCGTCGGCGTCGAGGCCTTCGCCTCTGCTGCACCATCCGCTCCGCACGCTCCATGGTCTCTGCCCCATAGATCAGCCGTGAACTCCAATTGAACAAAAAAAACATTTCTAATACCACCCCCGCCGAACACGTTCGCTGTCCATCAAAAGCGCGTCCTGTTCAATGCGCTCGTCCGTCCACTCATCGTGGCTGTCCCAAATCTTTATGAACTCAGCCTCGGTTTCAGCCTTTTCAGCAATACGCTGCGCCTCGCTATCGCTAATGTTAAACCGGCCGGTATAATTCTGTATCTCGTGCAAATTCATAATCAGTCCTCCATAGACGCAATGGCCAGATCGCGGGCTAGGTCCCGCATTTTGGAGACGGCCTCAAACATTTCATGCGCAATTTCCATATCGTGCGCCCGGCTGAGGTGTGGTGAGTGTCGGCTTTGATAGTTCCTGCCGTGAAACGGGGTTCCTACCAGATATCGCAGCGCTGTCTCCATTTCTTCGGCAGCGTTAGAAATTAGCGCGCTGGACGCCGCGAAATCTTTCGCGTCGTTCCCGTTCAGGTGCGGTCTCGCACATATCGTCATGTCGTATCTCCCTTGGTTATGACGCAGCCGTTCTACGCGATTATATGGGAGCAATCAACCCTAAAATCATATCCCAATCAATTTCTTCTGATCCCAGGTACAACGGCTCAACCCGCATGCCCTCTAATTTCAGGTCAGAGGCTTTCGATCCCGGATACAAACGCACTTCCTGGGGCTTGGTTTTCGTCGCGACCTTCAGCACCAGAACCCAAACGCTGGCCTTTAACTTCGCATGTCGGTGGAGCCACGCGACCTGATGAGGCCGTAAATCGACTGCGCGGCCCGCTGTGGCCTTTAGTTCGACGAAATGGAACTTACCCTGCTCGTCGCAGAGCATGACGTCTGGAACGCCCGGCAGAGCCCAAGACTCAAGACGGGTCGCCGTCAGGTTCCGGTTCGTCGTCGCCATCCCCGCTTTCATCGTCCTCCAGAACCCGCTTTCCCTGTTTGCCGCCGTCGTCGGTATCGCTCGTTCTTTCGGGAGTAATGTCGATAGTGATTTCGCCATTAGACTGTTTTAGCTCCTCTAAGGCCTTCATGACCTCGTCCTTCGACATACTGTCGATGCTGCCATGCCTGATTTCGGATTTGGAAACATAAATATCTCCCTGCGCCTGCCCTCGTCGGTACTCGGCCTGGACCGCAGCAGAGTACGCCCCGTTTTGCAAAGCCACATCCCGGATTTTTTGCAGGTCGCGCAGATGGCGCTGGTACGTCACGCCATACTTCTCGTCCAGCTCTTGGCGATATGCTTGGATCGCAGCGCAGACGTGCGGGCTATGATCGGGGTTTGTCAGCTCATATGCGCGGGTGTGTGCAGAGCCCGCTGTATACCCCGCGTTAATAGCAGCCTCGCGCAGTGTGATCTGGCCATCCTTTGCGACCAGCTCTTTTACAAACAATTCCTGCCTTCGGGTCAGCGGGGTGTTTACCGACACGCCCGGACGCCCAACCTCGCCCTGCCCAATCTTTTGCTTGTTCTTACCGCGCCAAGTGATTTTGTCTGACCGTGCAGTCATTCGTATCCCCTTCTGTCGTATGCGATTGTACCCATAAACAGCCTTTATATACAATCCATTTCTGAAATCATTTTTTTTTTTAAAACCATTTACCCCCCCATTGAGGCAATTCTGCAAGTTACATAAACCCCGGTTCCGGCACTTTTTCAAAACCGACTTTGTGTGTCTACTTAACCCTATATATATAAAGGGTTTTTAGCCTAAAGTTACACGGTTACACCGGTTACGGCTATTTTGACCAAATATTTTATTTTTATTTCTGGAGAATAAATCACTATATAGGCCGAAAAAAGAAACCCGCGGACCGTGAGCCGCGATCCTTCCCCAGAAGCTGGCGCTAGCTAATCTGGACCCGTGAGCCGTGACCCCCTACCCCCTACCCGTGGTGTGTACCTAATGCACTAAAATCCGGAAAGTTTAAGCATAGAGATTAGTCAGAAGTTTTTAAGAAAGTTTCTGACACCTTCACTACACTCACGCTTAGGTGTCCTAGTGTCCTAGGTGTCCTAGCAAATCACATTCCTTTTACACACGTAACAGAGCCCACAGGACAGTGCCTATAATAGACGCGTTTAAAACTTAAAACTCCTAGGACAGCTAGGACACCTAGGACACCTCCTTGCTGGCTGGGCGTTTGCGCCGTCCTAGCAAAAAGGCCTGTCTTAGGACTAGACGTTTGTCACCGTCGGAAAGTCTCCCACTGGAAAGACCTTCGCGAAACTCCCTCAAAAACAACCGTGACAACCGTGCAACCGTGACAAATGCCCCTCAGCAACGGTCACAGCGGCACGGATGGGTCACGTTTGTCACCGTCGGAAAGTCTCCCACCGGCATGTCACCGTCGGAAAGTCTCCCACCGGCATGTCACCGTCGGAAAGTCTCCCACCGTTTTGTCACCCGTAATATTGGGCTCGTTTTCGGGCGATCTCTTTAGCTTTTGGACTGTCTCCCTCCCAAGGCTTACGGGTAAGCTCCTCCACGTTTGGACGTAGGCTTTTTGGTTTTTTCGCACCGACCAGTTGTCTGGGTTTTACCGAGAGATCAATCCCGTCTTTTGCGCTGTCTGCCATTTCTTTGACGCCATCCGCAAATTTGAGTTCACGTTGCGACAAAAGTTCTTTTGACCG